CACCAGTAAAACCCCCACCAGTTGTGCCGCCTGTTGACCCGCCACCCTTAATTGCACCAGGTGCGCCTGAAGTGGCAAAACCGTCACCGATTTTTGGCACTTTCTTAATATCTTCACCAGGTTTGACTAAGTTGATGCCAGTAATAATTGTGTTGATTCCGTCAATTGCAGTGTTCAACAATGGCTTAATTGCCGCAAGTACGTTGGAAATCAAATTCAAAACAACGCTGGCAATTGAACCAATAAGGTCAAACGCTTTTCCAATAACGCTTCCAATAATAGGTGCAGCATATTTTATGACATCAAAAAAGGCTTGAAATTCATCTTTGTTTTCTGTGATTGTTGTTTTGATTTTATCAAATGCAGATTTCATTCCGTCAAAAATTGGCATCACAAATGACTTAATTGCACCCGCAACGTCATTGATTGTTTTACCTAAACCAGTTTCACTTTTAAGACTGAATGAATCGCTGAAAGCCTTAATAATTGGAAGTGCATTTGTGTTGATAAAAGTAAGCAATGTGTCAAGGATTGGAAGCAATGCTGCGCCAATTGTTTCTTTGGTTTCATTAAATGCCACGCTTAACCTTGCAATTTTGCCTTCAAATGTTTCGGCACTTTTGCCCGCTGCCCCGCCCCATAAATCAGTCAACTTGCTTTGAATGGCGGTGAAATCCATTGTTTTGGCTTGGGCGGCAGTAATGCCCACGCCTAATTTGCCTAAAGCGGTTGTTTGCCCGTCATTGGCTTTGGCCAACGCATTTGTAACGGTTTCCAGGGGTTTGCCCGTTGCCGCTGAAACGTCCAGTGCCAATGCCAACAATTCTTGTGCTTTGGTAATGCTTCCAGTGGAAACAACTAGCCTTTGAAGTGCAGGCCGTAAATCATCATCAGCCACACCAGTTGCCAAAGACATTTGCAGGATTGCATCTTCAGTGGCTTTGATTTGACCGTCAGTGGCGTTTGTTGCGCTTTGTAAAGCCAATGCCAACTGAAGTTGTGCCTTTTCATCTTCAATGGCGGCTTTTACCCCGTCAATGCCAATTTTGACCGCATAGGCTCCAGCGGCGACCGCGGCAGCGGCAAATGCTGCCCCAACCATTTTGCCAACCTTGCCCATTTTGTCGCCAAAAGAATCAACGTCAGTTGATGCCGTTTTAAGCGATTTGGTTAAATTATCAACGTCACCAAGAATGGAAAGTTTGAGCGTGCGACTACCAGCCATTAGTCATACTCCTTCACTATTTTGGAAAATCCTTCTTCCCAACGCTTAATGATTTCAGGCTGAATGCTTCTTAATGTTGGATAGATAAACCAGCCACGGGAACCGCGACCTTCACGACCTGACCACACTGGAAATTGCTTATATTTATTTGAACCAAATTCAACGCCGCCCCACACTTGTTGAGTTGTGCCGCCGCCGCTTAACTTCTGACCAGCAAAACCGAATGAAATTTCACCAATTTTGGACGACTTAGAAACCTTTGAACCTTCAGCAACGCGATTGTCAATAAGGTTGCGGGTACGACTACTAGCAGCAGAAATGATTCGTGTTCGCACAAAATCAGCTAAAGCGGAAGATTTCTCTTTTGCTTGTGCAATTGCTTCTTCGTCCATTGCTTTGAAAGAACGGGTAATGGCACGCAATTCTGCTTTGTCATAAGTGATTGCTTCACTAGCCATTTCCCCGCCTTTCCAAAATCTCAATTGCAGTCAGTATATCTTCAGCCGTTTCAAATTCTGACTTTGGTAATCCAGTCGCAATGACCAATTCCCAAATGATTCGGCTTAGACTTCCGACTGCGTAACTTTTGGGTCTGTCTCACCAACTACCACGTCAGAAATAGTTTCTGTCCAGGCTTCAATTGGCTTCACTGGCTTGCCAGCGGCTTCCCGCTTCATGGCGTGATAAGCCAAAAACACTAAATCGGATATTCCGATTTTATCTTGTGCTTGACTAATCGTGTGACCTGTGTGCTTTTCCCACTTCACCCACTCAGGTGGAGCAGCCACAAACGTGGCTGACTCCCCTGAATTGTATTCAATTGTTATTGGTAGTTTCATTTTGTCTCCCGATTGTTAGTTTTAGCTGAAGTTTTCTGAAGGTGTTCCAATGACAACAAATGACATTGAAACGGTCTGTGCATCAGGTGCTGCACCGCCCGCACTTGGATAAACTGGCAACACCTGGAATGTAAAGACTGCACCAGTTGATGCGGTCAACACTGTTGTAATTCCTGTGTTCGGTGCTGATTCAGTAACGCCCCAAAGTGTTTCACACAATGAAGGTGATGCGCCCCAGTCTGCGAGCATTTCAACTGCAAAAGTGAATTCATCATCAATGTGGCGATTGACTACACCGTCAAGGGTTTGATAACGAACCATTGTTGGTGAGTTGCTTAGAATTGCTGAAGTTGCCTGAGCATCAAAGTTGTTGCCACCAATAGTAAAGGTGACATCGCGCCCAGTTATTACTGTGGTGGCCATTTCTTCTCCTTCTTAGATTGTCTGTGTGTAGTAAGTTGAAACATTGATGTCAGCCACAAGCATTGGGGATTGCCCAACCTCTAATACTGTTGGCTTTTCAACAACGTCAACAACATATCCCGCGGGCATTGCCGCAAGAATTCCGATTATTAGTTTTTCCAGGTTATCTAATGAACCCGCGTTGCTATTGGAAGCAACAATGGCAGTGATTGCAAAATTAAGTTTGACTTTGGTTTGTGCTTTACCAATTAAAACAACTTCCATGTAAGGTGAATTTGGGACAACCACTATTGCTGGTGGAATTGGCGATTCGGGAACCGACCCGTACACATTGGCAGCCAAAGCGGAAAACGCATTTGCCAGGGCAGCGCGTGTGTCAGCAATTGTTGATGCGGTCATTGACAAATCGTTTCAACGTCAAGAAACGGCTGAAGTAATGTGGACACCCTGTTGGTCAAACTTCTACCCATGCGATATGGCGTGCTGGCAAAATCTACGCCCTGAATTTCTCCACCAGCGGCAACGCGTGATTGAAAGACTTCAACGCTGACTGCAAGAATAGCTGATTCAATAGGTGGCGAATTGGCATAAATATCAACGGCAGAATAACCCGAAAGCGTGGCCGTGCCTGTTGGAATAATGTCGCGCAAAGTCACATTTGCACTTGTGATTGCAGCGGTAAAATGAAATAAGCCTGTTGTAACAACCGTCACTGTTGCGCTGAAAGGTGCGGGCAGTCCCGTTACGATTACTGATTGGCCAGCAACAAAATGATGTTCGCGTTGCGTGTAATAGGTGGCAACATTTGTGTTCAATTGATAAGCATTGACCGCCGTTGAATTTGCAACCAACATTGGCAAAATAACCGCTTCAGCGGTGTTGATAATCTCGTCCAGGTAACTGTCAGGATATAGGGAAACGGAAACGCCAAGAATGCTGCGCAATTGCGCGGTTGAAACAATACTTGGCATTTCCGTCCCTTTCGTCTGCTGCGCCGCGTTCGGGAGTGACCACGGCGCATGATTGGTTTTTTACTTGTTGTTGCGGAATGCTCCACCAGCAAGTTTGACTGCAACTGCACCGAATGAATAAACACCGACATTGATTGAACCGTCAGCACTTGATTCAGCACGTAGTTGATAGTTATTGCCTTCATACCATGTGTATGCAGCAGGGTTGATAATCATCATTGAACCGTCATCACTTCCACCTGGTGCAGCAAAATCTGCATAAAGGTCTAAGCCTGCAACATTTCCACGCAATGAGTCAGGGCGCAATGCACCGCCTGCATTCTGTGGTTGTGCAGCAATGTAAATTGGACGGCCATTATCGTTTAGTGCCATTGTGTTTGCCCACTGGCTTGAACCCATAACAATGTTTTGCGCAAAGCCTGTTGTGTTGTTATATACACTTGCTGCACCGCGTGAAACAAATGCTAACAATTCAGCAGCAGTTGGAAGTGCAGCTAACGTTGTTCCGTCAATTGTTGCGTTTGTAACAAGAATGTTGTTGACATAAGCATTTTGTGCCTTAGCCATTGCCGCAACCATGTTACGAAGCAACTCGTCATAAAAGAGGGGCGAAGTTCTAGTCAGCAACTCAACCGTGAAATTTTGTTGCCCCGCGAATTTCTTCACTGGCACTGAAATGAATGCTGATTCCATATTTGTGTCTGAAAATCCTGAACCCTCATTTGTTTGTGCAACTGTTGGCACAACTGTGATTTTTGGAATTTCAAATGTCATTCCAGCATCAGGCAATGCCCCACGGGAAATTGCTTCAATGCTTGGACGAATTGTTGTTGATAGGCCGTTGATAACTTCTGACAACTGACGTGTTGGAACAAGTCCAGCGGAATCTGTTGTGTTGTTATCTGCTGCCATTAGATACTGGCGTGCATCTTCGTTTCCTAGTGCAGCAAGAACCTTGTTTTCAAGATACTTGGCAGCAGTAACTTCAATGCGTGGCTTTGTAAATGAACCACCAATTGCTGGTTTTGCAGCAGCGGTGATTGACTGTGCGGCTTCTACCGTCTCAACGGCTTCCGCTTGTGTGACGGTGTTGTCCACTTCGTCTCCTTCTGTTGTTGTTGTTTCTTCTGTCCCAATTGTTGAGTCAGAAACCTGTTCTTCATTTTCTTCTTCAGCGGTTGTTGCCGCTACTTCAGTCACGCGCGCACTGCGAATTGCTGGTTCGCTTGTAAGTGCAACGCCTGACAATTCGCCTTTTAAAATGCGAACGGTTCCGTCTTTCAATGTTGTGTATTCGTCATACATAACTTCCACACTAAATCCGTCTCTCATTCCAGTGCTTGCTTCAACCAAACTATCATTCCCGGCAGTTGTTTCAATAATTTTAAACACCGCATCAATTCCCGTTGAATCTTGTGTCATTGAAAGTGTTGAACCAATTCTGCGGGTTCTGTCATGTTCAAGGTTGAGCAAAACTGGTGTTGGGTCAATTGAACCTTGTGCAAATTGCACTTTTCCAATTGATGCATTGCCAGTTTCGTCAAATGTAACAATTCGCCCGCTAATTGTTCGACTGTTGGAATCAGCCGCGGTGATTGTCATTGGTGTGATTACTTTTTTCATAGCAGCATATCTTCTTCCTCACGAATTTCATCAACGCTCATTGCGCCAATGCGGTTCAAGATTTCAT